TCTAAGCGGACCGGCGCCTGAACCATCAGCTGCTCCGCTGCAGTCTACATATGCCCACCCAAACTTCGCCATGGGCTAACTTACTCCTAACGAGCCTGACCAACTTGGACCGATTGAGCCCGATACCTTATTAGGACGAATAGACGTCATGCCAGCAACTACTGAAACATTATTGGCGTTTCCAAGTAGCCATATTTCAGATACCTTTAATTCCAAGCGCGCTGAACTATGATAATGGGGCGTCGAGGCATTGCCGGCGGGAACTATAAAATAGTTGTTAGCTGGGGAATTGAGCCCGTCTGATGAAAATGCCACTTTAAGATCGACAGTGTGATGATTGGTTACCTGAACCCATCGAGTAACGTATTCAAACTTTACCTGTGTCTTGGTAGTATTGGCCAGCGTTAAATTTTTGGCAAAAGGGCGCCCGCTGACTTGATATGCGGGTGTGTGGTTTACACCTACGTCGGATGCCCATGAGGGATTCCAGTTTTTAGCCATGTTAAAAAACCTCCAAATTTAAATATTCACAATAAATAGTATCTACTTTTTTCTATTGCGTCTTTCTTGTGCTTTCACACGTTTTAGTTCTTCTCTTTTCCGCAATCGTTGTGATCTGTTGCGCTTTTCTTTTTTGGCAACTGAAGGCTTCTTATAATGGCGCCGCTCTCTAATTTGTTCTACAATCTTTTCTTTCTTTGACTTTTTAATAAAGCGCCGAATCATTTTATCGACGTTGCCACGACAATCTTTTGCTGTTACTTTTACATTAGCCCGGTTTCTATTCATCCACTATCCATTACCTATTTTATTGCGTCCCACATCCGTGTGGCGCCGCCCACTAAAGAGCTAATATCAACGCCGGCGTCTGCAGGGCTTCCAAGATCTACACTTCCCGCCTTGGGCTCTGATGCTTCATGTTGTGTCATGGCAGCAGTTCCCTCAAATAGATTAACGCCATTGTAGGCATCCGCACCGATAGCATCCATTAGCTTTTGGCGCTCGGCTATCGCTGCCTTCTTTGCTTGGCGCTGTGCTGGCCCGGGATCGTAAGCGGGGGTCGGAGTAGGGGCTGTCTGTTTAGATTCAGTGAGGAGTGTTCCTTGCAGCCCTACGGCTACTTCTGCGACGATGTTGGACAATAACCCTTCCTCCAACAGTACTTCGTGTATGCATTCTTTGACCAGGGGTTTGATGAGGGTTTTTAAGTCTTTCTTATTCATTGAATATCCGTTAGATGTTTGCTAGTTCTTTCCAGCGACCAAGGCGCTTGTCAGCTTGTTCAACCAATAATGTTTGGCGCAAGAGGTGTTCTAGAAGAGCATCGATTTGCTTGGGAGCATACTGTCTCTTTTGTAGTTGAATCCTCAACACTAAACCTATTTCGTCAAAGAGTGACTTAAGCTTTGCGGGATCGCTAAAGACTGCTATAGCCTCTGGGGTCTTAAGCGGATCTCCCGCGGGTGCTTGCTCAAAGGCTCTCACTAAGATCTTGCCAATTGCGCTGTCGCCGGCGTCAAGCTGGGCGCGTTCTTCGCCGCCGGCTTCCACTTCATCGCCGGCGCGTGCACGTTTAACGTCTGCCGCGGCGCGCTCGGCGTCAGTCCTATCCATGGCGCCGAGATCGGCGCCACTAACGGGTCCTTTTTTCTTTCGGGCTGCGATATCTGCCTTTAATTTCGCAATCTCTTCTGGGCTCTTCTGTTGGGTGGGCGCGGGTTCTGCGGTGGCGCGCGCAGCCATCGCGACCATCGCGGCTCGGCCGGTGGCGGCTGGGTCGGAAGGATCCACTAGTGGATCAGCGGCTGGGGCTGTTGTCGGTTCTTCTTCGTCGGGCTGCGGTGGCCGTTTCATCCGTGTGGATGTCCGGGTATCTGTGACCCTCATCTGCTCCTTCAACCTAACCGCAAATCGCGAAGCCAATCTCTTTAGGTTGCCCTCTGAAACTGGGATTTGACGCTTGTTCAAATAATCCACCATTTTTGTAGCAATCGATGCTGCAGCGTCTGCGGGTAGCCCTAGATCTTGAATGACCGCTATGAGGGGCTCTTCCTGTTCCGCGTTAGAGTTTGTGATAGAAAGCGGGGTCTCTTGGGGGAGGTCTTCTCCGCCGCCAGTGGGATCTGCCTCTCCTTCATCTTCCAGCTTCTCTTTTGTTTCTACAAGTTCTGTTTCCGCTTCAGCCACTTCGATGGCGTCCTCAATATTCTCTTCTGGATCTCCGGTCTCAAATTGTCCCAGCACCGCACGAACGACGTCTTGCTGGAGTTGAGGGAGATCTTCTAGTTTGGTTTGTCCGCTGGCAACTGCCACGAAAGCAGCTGCGTTCTCTGCACCGATGGCATCTTCTAAAGCGCCGCCAATCTGTTGGATAACCTGTGGCTGTTGCTGCAACTGTTGAACACCCGTTTGGGCATAAGAATTCTGCATGGCAGTATAACCTTGGTTCGCAGCCTTAAAGTTTCCTTGCCCAACTGCTTGTGCCACGCCAGATGCTTGCGCTGCGCGCTCTCCTGAATAAGGGGCTGCTTTGGCTGGGTCAACGGGCTCATATAGTTTTAGGAGCTTCTTTAACATTCCTTTTCGATTGGACCCAAATAGCCACTTTCCGAGCATCAGAAGGCCGGCGCCAACAACAATAGGCGCCCCGATGGCACCCAGGGCGCCCAAGATACTTCCGCCGGTTGCGGCGCTGCCTCCGAGCCACGCGAGGATACCACCGACCCCTTCTGCTGCGCCGGCAGCCATGCCTATACCAGCAGTCGTTGCTGCACTAATTCCAGTACTCGCGGCTCCCAGAGCGGCTGCTGGGGCGGCTGCTACTCCTGCTACTCCTGCGCCGGCTAGGGCGCCCTTGGCTGTATCGCTAATTTCCTCAAGATTCTCTTCTTCCTCTCCTTCTTTGAAGAACTTATAGGGAGTAGAGGTATCTTGAATCAGTGCTTCTGTATATTGTTTAAGTGTGATGATAATGGCATTACCAACCTCCACCGGCATTTGTCCATGGAGGGCTGCTTCCTTGACGGATTGATACATCAACCCTAGAGATGTTAAGCCCTTCTCAAACTTTTCAGAGCTTTTGATATTGGGAAATCCAGGAAAATCTTTTTCAAACTGCTCAAACATCTTCTTAACAGTCTTGTCAGCAGCCTGATCCAGAGCGCGCTTGAGTGTGCCGGTGATCTTTGTGCTGTGTTCGGGGTCCTTGTCTCCGATCATACTCTTAAGAGAATCCCAGATCTTGCCTTCTGTGATGAGACCTTCGTTGATAGCCTTGGCTAATGCGTGCTCATCGAGACGGCGCTGAACTCTTTCTTGAATAAGTTTCTTTACTTTCTCTTGGGATAGCTTGGTGGGCTTTTTACTCATTGTGGGTACTTCCTATAATATCATTTAGTAATCGATTAATTTTGTCTGCCTTGGTAAAAATATTAGACAGACTTAAATCTTTGGCCTCTCTCATCATAAAGGCACCCGGAGTCGATGGCTCCGATACAAAATCAAAACAGATTAATTGAAAGTCGTCTTCCACAACGGTGGCTCCCTGATTTTCACTGACGGATCCCATTCCCCTGGATGAGATGCCAAGTTTAACCCCGGAATCCACAAGAGAGCGGAGGATGTTGCCAGAGGGGGTGTCCAGAACCTTGATCTTACCCATCACATCTTTACCTTCAAACCACACATCTGTAACCATGTGGGAGGCATTCTTTAGATTGATGACAGAGTCTTCGGGGTGATCGAGTTCGCCGAGGGCGCGCCGTTCTTTTACTAATTTTTTGTAATTCTCGACCTCGCGCATTAAAATGGGATGAGGATAAACGCGTCCGTTTCCATTTTGCACATCAGACTTCTGCATAATTCCTGAAAGATACATGCCGCCGTCAGCAACAAAACGCTTCTCGGCTTCAGTGAGCAGATCTTGGCAGACGCCGCCTTCGCATAATTCATAATATTCTCGTAAAAGTACTTTAGCCATATTGTTACTCCGTTACTCCTCCGGCTTGTGCTTGCTGCTGCGGGGGGATGTTAGCTAGCGCAGCATCCATAGCGTTAATAGTGGCACTGAGATCAGTGGCAGCCTTTTTTAGTGCCGGGAGATCCATTATACCCATTGCTTCGGCATCGGTTTTAAACTCTTCATAGGCGGAGCCTAGCGGCTTAAGAGCTTGTTTTGCTTTTGCCACTAAAGCTTTCTGCTGTCCTTGTTTTTCTATGTCGGCAGCCTGACCAGCAAATTGAGCAGCGGCGTCTTTTTCGCCGGCTAAACCTAGGGCGCCCCCAATTGCCTTCTTCTTCAGGGCAGAGCCCCAGTCCTTGGCTTGAGCCATCTTACCAGCGCCCCAACCCTTCAGTTGGGTCAATGCGCCTTCATCGATCTCTCCGCTTTCGACCATTGCGTCGAACTCTTCGAAGACCATCTGCCTCAATGCGGACTCTGTTATTGTAATGTTCTCCACGGTTATGAACCCTTGCAGCAGTGCCTAACTGGCTGAAGCATCCACTTCTGTGTCCAAATGTTCCAAATGTTTGTGTTCATATTTAACTCCGTTGTCTCCGAAAATCATATTAAGTATATATGAAGTCCCGGAAGATAGCCATCCTAAAAGAAAGAAATTAGCTACCGATACATCAAAATTAAATAGTTCTGTGAACGGAGAAAGCAACATTAAAAACCACCCAACATGAAATCCTATACACATTGGGCACCGGAGCATCTCTCCGAGCTTTCCCGTCTTTGGTCGGTACCGGTCAAAAATCTTTCCGTAAACAATAATTTGAGTGAGCCCATAGGCGCACAAAATAAAGGCTAATAATTCCAAGCTAACTCCTACTACATTGTATATAAGTAGTTTAATGAATAGGGATCGCGGATGTATCCCGTGCGAATTGAGCCCTGATCTGTTGACTGTGGAACTTCCCCAAGCTCGGTGGAATATTCCTTGTCTGGATGCACAAGCATATCATCGTCCATGGAGATGATTGCTTCCGTGTTCTCGAAGTAAGGGCGCTCTTCATCAATAAACATGGAAACGTTAATCAAGGCCAACTTAGGGCCGCTTATAGTTTCTTCGAGTGTCTGTTGAATCGTCCCCTCAAGGGCGCCATAGAAGGAGCCGGCTTGAATTGATTCAGGTACCAAGATTCCTCTCTTGATGAGATGTGTCATGAGGCGATTCTGGGCCCCGTATACTAAGTCATTCATGGTTTCTTTTGGGAAAATAATCACCTTGTTGTTCGTAGGGGATAAAACGATATCGATATCACCATGATCAAAAATCATCACATCGCCATTGAGAGATTGGCGCGCTTGTAGTTCAAGTCTGACCTTTTTTTCGTTAGCCTTTTCGCCAATCTTAATTACGATTGCCATCTTCAAATACTTCCTTTACTAGTGATTGAGCTTTTAAAACCGTTAGGAGAACTTCCTCACTAACGGTTTCGTTTTTGAATTCATCTAATTGCTGTATAACAGCTTTTGTTTTGTCAACCATGGTTTCGTCGCTAGCAATGCAATCTACCATTGTCGCTTCTGTTAGTTTCGCTTTCAGGCGGGTGATCTCTTCATTAAGAAACATTTTTAATTCTAAAGAGTTGTCCACGAAAGACGTAATGTAATAATTTAAAAGCTTTTTCTGCTCTTCGAGAAGACCCGTGTCATATTTCGTATTGAACTTTTTAATAAAAGTTTCAACAACCACAGAGTCGATCTCCTCGGAGACCTCTTCTTGTATACTAGATACCATTCCGTTGATAACCATGGTTTCTAAGAGTATTTTATCCTTGGGGGTAGTCGTGAGAGAAAACATTTGTGATATCGTTGCCAAGCTCTTATAATTCGGAACAAAGTTACCAAACACAGCAGGCTCTAAGTCCTTATTGATATCGTGGATAAGTTCAGTCTGATCGTCAAATAACTCCTGGGGATTAATTAAGCGACGCTGTAGCGCAGCTTCTCGGACAATCCTCATGCAGTGCGGCGGGGCAATGCTTTGGTTTTCATAAAGAGAGCGGTAACACTCAAGATCGTGACGAAGGCGAGTTCCAGGTTTAAAGTGCCTTTTGATTATTTTAACAATTTTGTTTTTACGCTCATTGTCTTTTTGCAGGATTGCAGACGTGCCCTCCCTTATCAGCGCTTCATAAACAAACGCGGTATTACGCTTCTTGTTGTGTCTGATCTTCATCCTTTTGCTCCGTTAATAATTGATTTTTGTGTTCGAGTCCCTTAAGTAGATTACGAAGTGACTCGCTAACCTCAAAGAGTTTTATTTCTTCTTCATTTCCATCCAAATTATAAGTAGATTGATCAACCTCATAAATACCCTTCGCTAAACTGGGGATGGTATTAATCTCTGAACCGGGAAACACTGCTCTGTTGGATGCACCGCGCTTCTCATGATTGTATTGGGCATTATAATTGCGGATACGAGGTCCACTATTTTTTCTCTTGTCGCTCTTAACAGGGTGATATACTTTTCCTTTTGCCCCAGGTGTAAGACGGGGAGCGTTACGAGATCCCGGAGGCACCGCGAGAAGAGCAGACTCCTCTCCGCCGGCCTCAGCGGCTGGCATCTCTTCAGGGGCGCCTTCCTCAGCGCCCATTTCGGCGCTTCTTCTGCCACCTTCTGGAGTGCTGCATCGTGTTTACGGTCATAGTACATCTCCCGCTGGTTACGGATAAACTCTTCGTGGGAGAGCCCAAAGATATTGTCGGCAACCCAAGCGCGCGAGAAAAATCCTTCGGTGGCTGCGCCGGCAATATCAAACTTTGCCTTCCACTGTTCAATTTCTTGAAGCTCGGCAATCCTAGAGGGATTGTTAAGCGCCAAGGAAAAGCTTAAAAGGTCATCTCCGCGAAAACCCAACGTGTAAAGATGAATAATGCCGATCTTTTCTAACTCGGAAACAAGAACTCTCTGCAGTCTCTGAATCGTTCTTGCGAAACGAATGTCCTTTTGAGCCAGCGTTGTCTTATCTTCGGCTGCACCCTCGCCTGTAGCAAGATAAGCTTGGGGGACCTTGAGTGCTGAAAAGAGCTTATCGCGTAAGTACTTCACATCATCGATGGCTGTGGTGTTAGCGCCCCCAGCAAGGTTGGTAATATCTGTTGCCGATCCTGGGCGCACAGGAATGAAGTAGTCCTCTTCAATACTCATCGGATTATAACGTAGGTCTACGCGGCCGGACTGGGCATCAACAACAGAGTGTCGCTTGAGTTGGGTCACAATCTTTTCCATATACTGTTCCACATCTTGCGGGGGAATAGAACCTACATCAATTTTAAACACACGACGCTCTGAAGATCGAATAACTCGATAAGCCATCATGGCATCTTCTACCAAGACTAACTGCCGAAATATTCGGCGGCAGGGATCTAAAACGGCAGTCCCATATGGGGCGTGTTTATCGTTACCAAGAATTCTAAAGTGAGCCATCTGCCAATTTTCAAAAGTTATGCCACCAGAGTTCCACTGATATTGAACATAGTTGGGGTTCGTTGAATCTTTTCCTTCTAGTCTCTCTATTTCAGAGGAAGGAAGCGCAATGACTGATTGTACACCGTACTTCTCGTCGATGTCCAGATAGAGAAAGAAGTCTCCATACTTGCACATTGTGCGGGCCCAACCAAATAAATTATATTGGAGGCTCAAAATGTTTTCATAGAGGACTGCTAGTACTGCTTTAAGTTCTTCATTCGGACACTTGATGTTGAGCATTGGCCGCAAATCGGAATACGTTGTCATTTCGTCAGCATAAATATCCAACGACGATGCGATCTCCGGAGTATATTCCATCTGATCGAAATCGACATATCGCTCCACACGCCGTTGATTCTGCATCGCGTTTGCCGCAATGGTGTCGAGAGGATTATAAAGTGCCTTCTTAAACTGTTGTCCCGATGCCGATTGGAAGCGGCTGGAGAACTTGTCCAAATGCTGGCGCCGGATCTTTCTACCGGACTGTGATCGGTAATTAACAATCGGACCTGAGAAGAGTCGCGTTAACGCTCTAAATAAGCCTGACTGAGAGTTGCGCGGATTTTTCGAATTTCTATAATCGTTGGGGGGCATTTATTTTCTCACTTTATAATCCATTTATATTGGCTGTATAGCTGTTCAGCTTCACTCATTTGATCAAACAAGTCATCTTTTTTATATCCGTGTTGTCCTTTTATTTGAGTATTCATAATTGTTTTTGTGATATATATCGCATCAACAAAAGCTTTTTTATAGTTAAGCTCTCTGGTGTTACTTTGTAATGCGGTGTCTCTAACCCAGCAAGCAATCGCAAGAGCCATAATTAAATCATCATGGTATCCTTTCATTGCTTGAGGTTTGCCGTTCCTCCAAATAAATGTTTTCATCTCATTAAGTGTTCGAGAAGAATATATCTTAATTAGTTTGTTTCTGATGAATTCTTCAAGTTTTGCAACAATGAGAGGGCGTGTCTTGGAGGTGGTGGAAAATCCAGGAATAGCATTGTGGCGAAACTCTCCTTCAAATTGTTCGATATATTCATGAGTTGATTTAATTGAATAGTACAAATTGGGATACTCATATTCTATCAGCTTATCTAGAACTGTGTACCCTATATTGTTATTTTCTACTACGAGCATGCAGTTTCCAAACTCTCTGCCAACTTGATTGAGCATGTTAGCATACATGTCCGGAGTTGCTTTACCTTGATACTCCCCAATACATTCTAGTGTTTCTAGCTTTACGATATGAAAGGCGGAATAGTCTGCCGCATCGCCGCGGGCAACGTCAACCACCAATAAATAATTACAACTAGGATCATACTCTTCCCAAATCCAAAAATTACGATCAAAGCCGGTACGATATTTGGGTTCCTTCACCATCGTCAGCAACCACTCCATGCACTCGGGATCGATTACGGTCTCGCCGGATGTATTGAAATTACATTTAAGCTCTTGCGCAATTTGGCGTTTGGACATATTCCTGGTTTCTTTCTTATACCAGTCCTCATCTCTATCTGGATGTACCTCCCACTGGAGGGTTGTTAAATGAAAATTGTTGGTGGCGGCTTCTGCGTCAACGCATGTTTTGTGAAACCAATTCCCAACACCGTTAGGGGTGGATAGCGCTATGCATCGACCGCCCGTGGACAACGTAGGATATAGCCCTGTCCAAAGCTCTTCAAGGTTCTCGATGTGGGCGGCCTCATCAAGCACCAAAAGCGACAGTGCCTCCGAACGTCCGGCATCACCAGAAGTGGAAGCAGCTTTAATAGACGAACCATTTGAAAGCTCAAAAGATGTTCTATTGTCTACGTCGATAGTTGAGATCTTGAGCCAGTCGGGAAGGTTTCGCATGACGCTTTTTACTTTCTTTACAAGGTTTCCCGCTGTGGCAAACTTTGTTGCCATAACAAGAATCGCCTTGTCGCGATGGAACAACATCATCCAAACGATGTATCCTGCTGTAATCGTTGAAATTCCTAGCTGGCGCGCCTTAAGGATGACGTTAAACCGATAGTCGTTAAAGTCTTTGAGAAGCTCATCTTGAAAGTCGTAGGTATCAAAAAGAATCAGCCCGTGCATCGGGTGTGATATACGGGCATACGAGTTCAGAAAGTAAGAAGGATCCTTACCACATTTTAATATCTCTTTGACTCTCTGTTTTCTGTCTAGTTGGAAACTCATACATTTTTCAGTGTTATAATAACCTCTTCGCGATTTGCCAGATCGCCTTCACCGTCTAAGACAAGTGTCTTCTCTGCGCCGGCGGCCCATATCATATTAACAAGCTCTGCATCAGATTTCTGCGCCAGACCTTCTGGATCCAAGACGTCATATACTTCCCCTTCGCCGCCCATGTCATGATATTCCCCCTCAACTACTTCTTCTTCCTCTTCTTCGTCATCTCTGCTTCCCGGCATGCCCGCCATCGACTTCAAGCCATACGAAAGCCCTGCCATTTCTAAAATCTTCTGAAAGGCTCTATTCCCAATGTGCTCGCGTAGGGGACCCAAACTAATTGATGGCCTGCCTTCTGCGCCTGGGGTGTAGAGTGTTTCTTCTCCTGGGTAATCCTCATCGCCGGGCTTAGATAATTCAACACCAGGCAATTTCTCAAAAGCCATCTGAAAAATCTCTGATACTTCTTCGGGGTCTCTTCCGTGAACCAATTCACCAATTGTGATAGCTAACTCATCTGCACTCATTGCTTGGCGCCCGGGAATTTCCATGGGGTAAGTCTCGCTTGATTCTGGAGCCGGTACTTCGGGAGGATCTGGGATCTCTCTTTTGTCATCATCTATCCAGTCGGGCTTGGGACCGCCTTTAATGTGAGCAATCAAGTCATCAACTTTGTCTTCGCTAAGCCCCTCTTCCCGGGCGTATTCTTCAAGAACAATGCGATAAAGATTGCTGCGGGAAATATTCATGTCTACTTTTTCCGAGTGTCGTTCTTCGGACGTTTGCCTTTCCATCCTCCAAGATTCAAAAAAGCTTGCCATTTGGTATCAACCGTATCTGCGGATGGGGCTTCGAGCATCATTTCTTCGTCGAGGCCGCCAACTTTATAGTGCATCTTGGCAGTTACCCAGGTACGCACGCGAGAAGAGCTTTCTACACGAACATCAATTTCACCTTCTTTGATAAGAGAAACCGAGTTTCCAGTGATCTTCTTGTATTCCTTTTTCAACCAGCCAGAGATATCGGCAAGTTGTTGTTCCATGTCTTCTTCAAAGGTGCCACCATATACTTCTTTAAGTTGAATTTCAGATTGGTAACTAAGGCACATCATGTTGCCGTAGAACTTCACATTAAAGCCGTCCATCACTCTTTGGTCAATAAGTGCATCACCTTCCTCTCTTCGGAGGATGCCGGGCTTCTCTGGCTCGTAGTCTTCTCCGAGCGCGCCGTCATATGCGTTCGCGGCAGCTTGTCCTAATCCTTGTATAATTTCGTAAACTGTTGCCATTATTTAGTGTCCTCTTTAATTTGCGGTCTCCAGCCTTTTAGCCATCTATCTTCTCTGTCTTCTACGTATTGAGTATAGCAAGTATTGCAACAATCAAACTTCAAAAGACAAACATCATCCATTGATCTCTTTGGAAAGGCTCCGCAGATAGGACATGTTCTAGAAGATTCTCTATTAAGTAGTTTTTTTGTAACCTTTATACCATTAACGTCGATTTTATCTTGCCAGCCTTCATTTTGAAAAGATTTTAAATATAGTTCTCTGGCTTGGGTTATATATTCTTGCTCTTTATTTTCGTCCCAATTGGCGTATGGGTTCGCTATAGCCTCGTGGCCAAACTTTTCAGCTATGGCTTTTTCAACGGCAGCAATCTGGTTTAAATCTTTATCTTTCATCGAATGCTCTATATGCTCCATAGGTTGCGGCAGATCCGATTATCAGACCGCCAACAAACCACCACGTCTTATTGCGTGGAGATGTCTTCTTGAGAGATTTAACTAGTACTTGAATTTCTCTATCTTTATGCTCGATAAACAAATCATATTCTTGAGTGAGTGCGTGATGTTCTATTCTCAAGGTTTCTATTTCATAGCGGTGAATCTCTTGTTGTTTACTTATCTCATACTGTACCACACCATCGCATGCATATTGAAATCGATCATAGCCTGAGAGCATCTCTGCTGTTGCTAATTTATTAAACAAAACACCCTCGAAGGGAGCACACTGATTCTCTCCCAAGATGGTGAATTGGGCTGTCTCAGCATATACCGGAGACGAGAACATTAACAATAAATTAAGGAGCAACATATTCAAACCCAAGAGTGGTCTCTATGTCTGTAATTAGTCCTTCTTTGTCTTCACTGAACCTTCTCACATATTCTCGCGTTTTCTTTTCCCGCTCTTCTTCCAGTTCTTGAAGGGTTGTTTCGTATTCTCTCTCTATCGAAGATAGCTCTTCAAGGTGGTCCTCTATGAGTAGTTGCTTTTCGTGTATCTCTTGTTCGTGAATATCTTTCAAGCCTTCGATTTGTGCTTCAGTGGAGTCTATGCGTGTCTGATATACTGTCTGCATCAGATGATAATCATAGCGAGTCTTTAATACCATAGCCAGAAGAAGTAATACAATCAGTATTGCTTTCCAATTCTTCAGAGCAAATTCTAATATGCGCCCCTTAATCATTGTGCCCCCGCAATCTGGCTATAGCATCAATGATTGTCTGACCGCCAATATAAATTGCTGAAATAATGACCCAGTCTTCGCTAGTAACGTGTCCTGTAAATGTAAGACCAGTTGCGGTTGCCCACACCATTAGTTTACGAGATGTTAATTTCGCCAACCATGTGTCAACGAATGCTTTTGTTGTTGCCATCATTTTTTCTCCACTTGTGATTTACACATTTCTTCCGCTTCTGTTGCGGATAAACTCTTTTTGCGGCTGGAAGCCGGCTTATCTTTTTGCGCGCATGCCCAGCGCCGCTGCTTCTCGGACGACACTTCGGCAATCGTCACCACCCACTCTTTGTGTTCTTGCTCGGGGTGGGCTTGTTTACAAGTTTTGCCTGGGTGGTCTTTCTTTTCTTTGACCGGGCTTTGGGTGCCGAAGCCGCCAAAATGAAGCATTTCTTGCATTCCATCAATCAAAATATCGAGAACACCCATTGCTTCTTCTTCTGAGATTGTGTCAAGGTTCCCGACCTTTTCCAGTTCTCTGGCTACGTTTTTTAAAATCTCTTTCGCTGGTTCGCGAGGGGGTTCCATGGTGAATCTCTCACCACCGATCTTGAGTGCTTCTTCAATCTCTTCTTTAAGAAGCTGCTTAAGCTGGGACTTGGTGATTCTCATTTTAGTGTTCTCCCTCCGCCTTTCTTCTTTGACGCTTTCCTTAAAACAGCCTCCAATTCTTCCGCGATGACTCTCTGTAAATTTTCTTCGTATCTGGTCTTAAGTCCGTGCATGCGACTAAGGAATCCTGATTTAACT